ACTCCAGTCATTGAAGAAAGTAATTGGTTTTTCATTTCCACTAGATGTTATCAAAGTAAATGGTTTCAAATATTCTGGAGATATTATAGTTTTAGAAGTATTAAATATAATACCATTAGATAGATAATTCTCAGCTACATTATTTAATAGAAACTCTACTCTATCAGTTTCTGGATATTTATAAGCCTTGCCAGCATAAACCATATCTCCTGCATAATCTAGATGATATTCAATAAAATCTGAACTGATTATCTCATTCCAAACATAATCTTTCCAAATAGGAGATATATCAGATTTAACAGATTGTGTAATATTAATAGATAAATTAATAATACTTGAACTATTCTTTATAACAGATACTCCAATAGTTGCTTTTCTGGAAGATAATCCTGAATTTTCTGCAATGTTCAAACTAATAGTTGCTACACCTTGAGGATTCACAGTTATCTTCTGTCCACTAATCCAACCTACAGGAATGCTAAATACAACATCATCTAAGTTGTTTGAGCCTGTACCAGTTATATTTAATGTAGATGCAGTTCAACTTACTTCATAATTAGTATTAGGAATCATTAAAGATGTTGCAGCTTGTTTAATTGGAACTGTAGCTTCAAGAGTATAACCTCCAGAAGTTGTTGCAGTAACCATTGCACTAAACTCCAAATTATTAGTAGTTTTATTCTCTGGAACAGTTAATACAAAATAGTTATCAACAATATCCTTTTTAATATTACTAGCTTGAGGGCAGGTGACATTAAATGAGGTAATTGTTTCTTCTGCTTTAGTTGTACTTAAATGGAATTCTTCAGTAACAAAAGCAGATGCTCCATAAGTTCCAGATGAAGGAGTTACTACTAGCTTTAAATCTTCTGGAGTATTACTTTTTTCAATTTTAAAGCCGTAACTATAACTAATAAATTTATTAGTATCATAATAAGCTCCTAATTGGATAGTTCCAATTAAATCTGTATTTCATTGAGTATTAGCTCTTACTGTAAATTTAAACTTAATAGAGCAAGAATCCCAATCCAGAACTTCCATATTAACTAAAGCTGTAGCATTAACAACTGCTGCATTTCATTTAATAATATCTGATCTATTTAATATATACTCTACTGTATATTCTCCACCAGTATTTGGTACTTTAATGGTGCCATTAGCAGGATAATATCCAGGAGCTTTACTATGTAAATTAATTGGTAAATCTTCCTCTAATAAAGCAGTAGTAATGCCTCTAGGATAAAAATGAAATACAGTAGAAGAATCAGTAGTTATTGTTGTAGGAGATAAAAATTGTATTGTACATCCAGAAGTACTAGGCTCTTGTATAGTTACCTCTAAAGGCCCTTCTTCAGTATAATCATCTCCCCAAGCCCAATAATCATATTCTCCAGTAATTCCCCATCCAGGATTATTCCATTTAACAGGAAAACTCCTTGATGCGTTATATATTCCTAATTTACTTGGTATAAATGCCATTTTTAAAAGTTTTTAAATACATAATAATCTACTTGTCCTTGAAGATCTTTAGTTATAGCATCATCAAGAAGCTCCATATAGTTATTTTCTATATATTCTATAGTATTTGATAATGGATGTTTACCTTGAATTCCTTGAAGATGTATCTTCCTCCCAATTAAATATGTAAGCTGATCTATTGTTGGTAACTTACCATTATAAGGTCTGGGAATAATTGGCTTAGTTTTAATCCAACTCTTTATATCATTAAGTGGAGGGAACTTACCAGAATGTCTGCCTTCTTCAACGTATTTCCAATAATCTAATAAACTAACATTAACTTCATAATCCCCATTTTGGGTCTCAACAATGTAATTTAAACTATTACCTAATAATCCAGTATCATCAGTCCTTGTTTGAACCAATTCCTGTCTATATAAAGAAATTATGAGTTCTCCTCAACGTCTTAATAACTCATTTAAATTTGGGAAATTTAGTTCTTGAATATTCATTTTTGTTAAAATATATTAATTTATAGGTTAGTATCTAAACACAAATAGGGAGACTTACTCCCTATTAAGTGTCAAGTTTTTTACTCAAATTTAGTAGTTAAAATAAATAAAAACTGACATTTTAATGTTTTCGTTTTCATTCTTCAATTTGTCTATTTTCTTCATTAGCTTTATCTATAACATAACAAATTGTATTTAAGAACTCTTTAATTTGCATATCATAAACTTGATGCCAATTAAATTTAGTAACCTCACTTACTTTATCTATTCAGATAATTCAGCTTCATTTTTGAGTAAAAGGAGTAACCGTCTCATCTGTATCAGACTCCTTAGAATCTTTCTCCTTTCTAATTTGTTCTTTGTTTTCTTCAATTTCTTCTTCATCTCTCTTTCCGAAGAGTGAAGGGTACTCAGAGTTGATAGTCGCAATAAGTTTACAAAAAAAAACATTATATCTGAAAATACATCAATTGTTAAATGATTATTCAAAAACTCTGCTTCATCCAAAGGATCATAATCTTCTCCATACTTCTTACCTTCTGGTAATAAAAAGCAAGCAGCTAGATTTGGCATATAATCATCATACTTCTTATAAAAATTCTGGAAGTCTATGTATTGACTTGCAGTCATCTTATTAACATTAAAAAAGACTTTATATTCCCTGTCTCCAATAATATATTTAGTTTCTGGAGTTTTAGGTTTATATGTACTCTCTACAAATTTAAGATTGTTAATTAATTCTTGTAATTTATTCAGCTCCATATTTTGAATTTCTTCTAAAGAAATATCACTAAGTACAGATACCATAGCTAAATTCATATCTAATTCATTTTCTCATTCTTTTCTAATTACATCCAATAGTTTTCTATAATGAGCTAAATTCATTTCATTCCAAGATTTTATCATACTATTTAAATTTAATATTATAATGTCCTTTAGTTGTATTTAATGAGTCATAGGCTAGCATTAATGAAATTACTGTATCATCATTAAATCCAGATGGAGCATTATAACTAATATTTCCAGTTTTTGGATTATATGAAGCTTCATATAGTCTTAACTCATTTAAAAGTTTATCATCTTTTAATAATCCTATCTTTTCATTCTCCAAAGCAGCTTGAAGCTTATTAACTATATCTGCCTTACTCTTATTAGTAGTTAAGAATCGTATAATCCTGATTTTCGGATTCTTCTGAACTAACATATCATAGAAGACACTACCAATTGAGTTTTGTTCAACTTGCACAATCTTTATAAATCCTTGATACTCAGTTAGTATATTTGTTAATAAATCAACTTGCTCTGTTGGAGTTTTATCGTTAAAATACTTTATAAAGACCATTTGCCCAGATTCATTTAAAGCAGTAACACAAGTATAGTCTTTACCACTCCCAGTAGCCCAGTCTATTCCTATATAAAGACTCTGATAATCTGGTTTTTTCTCAATTATGCAATTAGCTATATTATTAAATAAACATCCATCATCATCTGCAAATTCCCCTAAGTATTCGGTTCTAAATTTATTTTTTGAGGTTGTAAGTCGATACATCTCTAACTTCTCTTTATCTAAAAGCATAGATGTATCTTCTAAAGCTCAATCAAATGATTTATAGAACTTGTCATATTTCGGATCTAACCCTTTAGTAAAGCAGTCATAAAAGAAACCCTCTCGGAACCTTGGAGTACTAATAATTAATATTGGAGCAGACCACACATCAGTAGTAGGTTTAATAATTTCAAATACTTCATCTTTTAAGTAAGCAGCCTCATCTAATACAAGTAATCCACTTACAGAGAATCCTCGTAACGAATCCATTTGTTCTCCAGATCTAAATAATATAGAACTGCCATTATTAAACTCTAATTCAAGCAAAGTTTCATTCTTACGTTTAAGAATATCTGCTTCAGCTATAGCATTAACTATTTCTTTAAACACTTTTCTTGATTGCCCAAGAGTAGGTTCTACTATACAATTGACTGTTTTTGGATAGTTAATTGCAAATCGTAATAATTCATTTTCAGCTAAGAAAGATTTACCTACTTGTCGTTTAGCTTTAATTGTAAATATCCTTCCAGATCTATAAGCATCTGCCATAGCTATATGAACCTTATATTGGTACATAAATGGCCTATATCCTTTATATATCCTTGTCATTTATAATAGGATCTCCAAATTTAAATTGGCATTCATTATTTTGAATATTAACTTGAATTTCTGGTTGATTTAATCCAAACATAGAATTTATTGTTTTAATAACCTCAGTAGCAGATCTTACATCATTTTTACTAATAGCAATATCCAACAATGTTTCCAATCTTGTTAATTGTATATGTCTTAAATTCTTTATAAGATTATCGTTTTTATCTGCAATAATCTTATAAGCTTCTCTAATATATTTAGCAGCAGTAGTTTGCCCAACTCCATATTTAGTTTGAAGTTCCTCACTTACTTTATTTCTGGACCACCCTTTATTAAATAATCTTGCTGCATAAAGATATTTAGTTTTTTGTTCGTCTATTTGATCCTCTTTTACTTCTTCCTTTTTCGGTCTCCCTATTTTCTTCGGCAGTTCCTGATTCTTTACTTTCATTTTCCTTTAGTTTTTCTTGATATTCAAAATAGATTGGGGCAATCCTCTTTATAAGATTAAGTATACAAGTAGCACAAGCTACGCTCATTCTATATTCTTGTTCAATTAAATATTCATAAATCTCTTTAAGCTTAATTACATCCTGCTTTTGTACATTTCTGCAATAATTAGACTTAGTTGCAGTTACAAATCTATCTTCAAATCCTCTTAAATATTTAAACTGCTCTTCTGTTAATTGTTTCATAATTAGCGCTTTTTAGTATAAGTAAATATAGAAATTAACTTTCCATTCTTGTAGTGATAAATAACTTCTGTTTCCATAAAATATAATTTTTAATTAATAAGTTTGTATATAACATCTATCAGCTTAGTAGATGCATCTTTTAATAATATCATAATATCTTTAATAATTGGAGTCATAAATGCTAATAGTGCAATATACCCAACCATTAAAATTGAAAATTGACTTGTAATAAGAATATATATTAATCCAATTCACCAAGTCATACATAAACTGCAATCTAAAGGTTTTAGTCTTCAATCTTCTTTATAAGGTATACCTTTAAATAGTCTTTTTCAAATACTGTGTTTAAAACTATCCAAAGCCCCAGATAAATCAATTATAAAGACTATTATTACTGCTATTATAAATAATTCTAACATAATCTCTCTCTTATTTGTTTAATAAATCTTTGAATTGTAGTATGACTAATTCCTAATATTCTTCCCACTTCTCTATAACTGTGATATTCAGCATATAATATGATTACTGTCTTATCTGCCTTATTAAGCTCAAGTCATTTTGGATATATACTTAATAGTCTATCATCCATATTTGTAAACATACTATAGTCTATTTCATACTCAGTAAGTAAATCGTCAATATTAATCTTCCGTTTCATTTAATCAATCCTCCAATTCGTCATTTTGTTGTTCAAGTGGTTCTTTAACAATCTCATAATATTTCTTATAGGTATAGTAATATCTACTTGTTTTACTAAACCAATAATTCTTAAATAATCTTGTAATCCAAAATTTCAATTCATTTTTGCTATCAAGCTGATTTAATTTTGGATTTGAATACTCTAGTATTTCTACAAAAATCATTTGAACACAGTCATCATCTGCACCAAATTTTTGCTTAAGTTCCATAATAAATGGATAGTACTTTTCTACAATTTCGTTATTACTCATATGTTCACATATATCCTCCTGCTGTTTTTCGCTGCCCTTTAAGAACCTTTACAATATTTCTAGATTGTATATTTAGTTCTCTCTCAGCATCTATTGCTGAATCCCATCTTTTAATAACTATTCCATTTAGTAATTGCAGTATTGGTTTCTTATGACTATATCCAGCTCGCAGATTATGAGTTCCATAATTATTATTATAATTATAAGTACACCATTCTAAATTACTTACATTATTATTTGATTTATTTTCATCCTTATGATTTATACAAGGATAGTTATTCGGATTAGATATAAAAGTTTCAGCTACTAATCTATGTATATAACACTTCTTTTTCAAATTTTTATTATATAATGTTACTGTAAAGTACCCATTAGTTTTTACTTGAGGTTTTAACCTCTTTGGAACTGATGCTCTTAAACTTCATATTGAGCCATCAGTTCCAATTTGGTAGTTTTCAAAATTAAGTATTCTTTTATAGGCTATCATTTGCTATATAATTACTAAATTCTGTATTTACATCTATCTTAATGGCTTTCTTTAAAGACAACTCTGTTTTTAATGAATAGCCATAAGTTCCTCCAAAATCTGTTGTAGAACAACCATATTTCATAGAATCCTTTATAAAGGCTTGTTTTATATCTTTAAATATATATACTCCATCATCAAATATTATTACTAATATAGAATTATTTCTTGATAGCATATCAAATTTATCCCTATTAATAATAGTGGTTGGATATTTATTAGAATTAAATCTTCTCCTTTTAACTTCAATTATATAATCAATTCCATTCCAATTAAATGTTCCATCATATCTGGAGTAATCGTCTTTACATCATTCTATGTCTATATTAAATTTCTCTTTAAATAGATTCTTTGTAAAGACTAAGCTTCTTATATCTGTTTTCATTATTTTATATTATTAATTTTAAGTGTTAAATCACAATATTCTTCATATAAATTAGATACTTCTTCACTTGCTGGATTAATCCACATTACTGAATCTAATTTATGTTTTAATTCTGCTCTTTCTAATCTTAATTCAAATGTTTTATGTTGTCTTTCCTGATAGACTTCATTTACTCTAAAACCTGCAACAATTGAAGATGCAATTAAAAGACCAACTAAAATTTTATTTATTTTTTTCATAATTTTATTATTTATAAGTTAATACTTGTTTATTATTGTACTACAAAGATAATACATTTTTATTCAATTTCCAAATTTTTTAGGTATTATTTTTATTATTTTCAAAAAAATATTACTATTTGTATTTTTATTATATATTAATAAAAACAATATGATTTACGTAATTAAATTAACTAAAACGAATTTTATTAAAGTTGGTTACACTACTAATATAAGTGGCAGACTAACTGCTTATAAAAATACTATTCCAAATGAGATGATAGAATTTTTTATAGCAAAAGAAGGAAATAGAGATGATGAAAATTATTATAGAGATAAATATAGAGCATATAAAACTAAGAGTAATTCAGAATGGTTAAAACTTCCAGATGAATTAATTGTAGAGCTATTAGCAGATTTTAAGAGTGCAAATAATATAAAAATAAATAAACAAAGCAAAAAAGAATGATATAATGAGAATATAGATAAATTAGTAGAATTGTGCTTATCTGGAGTATCATTAAATAGAGCTGCAATTCAATTAAATGCACTAAATTGAGACTGAATAAAATATGCTAATCAAAGATACGAAAAAGAGAATGGCAAAAAATTAACAAAACTTTGGGTAAGAAAAATCAAGAAAAGTTTTGCAGAATAAAAATTTATTATTATATTTGTAGTGTAAAGAAAAAAATAATTTTTTATTAAAAATAATACCCGAATTATTTGGAAATTTAATTTTTATGTATTATCTTTGTAGTATGAAACTAAAACTAATAATTCTAGGCAGGTGAAAATCCTGCCACTTTTTGAATCTTACTGTCAAGTTTTTTACTCAAATTTAGTAGTAAGAAAATAAAAATATTGACAAAAACTTTAACTATTTAAATTATTAAAATTATGAAAACATATTTAAACAATTTGATTAATGAGTTGCCAACTAACTGTTTATTTGATAAAGGAAAAGTTGGATGTGGAGGAACTTCAATGGCAATTGAATGTAATAAGCCTTATGTTATTTGTGTTCCATTTACTAGCTTAGTTGAAAATAAACTTCAACAATATCCAAATGAAAGACGTACTGAGAAGATATTTGGAGTTTATGCTGGAGTTACTATTAAAGAGATTAAAGATTACGTAGAGAGTGTTAAATGTCCTAAAATTATTGTTACATATAACTCACTTCCAAAAGTTATTTCTGCAGTTAATACTAAAGAATATAGTTTATTAGTAGATGAATATCATATACTATTTAATCAGTATAGCTTTAGAAAGGATGCTATTAAACCTGTTTTAGAGAACTATGAATTATTTAAAGATTTTACATTTATGACTGCTACTCCTCTTGAAGAAGAGTTTGTATTAGATGAATTAAAAGATTTAGAATTAGTAAAGCAAGAATGGGATGATGTTATTGAAACCAAGGTACAAGCCGTTAAATGTAAGAATGTTGAAGCTTCAACTATTAAATTAATTAATGCTGTTCTTAATAATCAAGTCGAAGGTAATGTTTATATATTTGTAAATTCTGTAGACTTTATAAAGAATCTTATTCAGAAAGCTAAACTTACAGAAGAGAATACCAGAGTTATATATTCCAAAAACAATAAAACCAAATTATCAATTCATAATTCTACAGTATTAGATGAACCTAAGAAAATAAATTTATTAACTTCTACAGTATTTGAAGGTTCTGATATTTATGATGAAAATGGAAGAATTGTAGTAGTAAGTGATGCTCAAAAAGCACAAACTCTTCTTGACATCTCAACTTCAATCCAACAGATTGCTGGCAGAATTAGAAATAGTAAATATTTAAACTGGATAACTCATCTTTACTCAGCAACAAGATATGCAGATATTAGTTATGAAGACTTTAAAAAGAAGAATATCCAGAATATTGAGGAAACTAAGATTGCTGTAGATGCTTACAATGCAATGCCTGAAGTTGCAAGAAAGAAACTTAAAGAATTTACATCTGATACTTATATCCAAGTAAATGATGATTTTACATTTACATTTGATCCAAATATGGCTAAGGTAGATATTTTTAACTTTAAAGTGACAAGAGGTTTATATTCTATTAGAACGAATCTTAATAAAGAATATATAAAGAACGGATTTAAAAAAGTAGTAGAATGTGAAGACAACTCTATTAAGATTGATTTTGAATCTGATAATAAACCATTTAAAGAACTAATTAAAGAAGTTAGAACAGAATGGGAAAATAAATTTAAACTGAATACTCCACTCTTAAATGATGCTATTATTAAATATCCTTGGTTACCAGAAGCTATTAGTAAATTAGGATTCGAAAAGATGGCAAGCTTGAAATATTGCATTTCGGATATTAAAGATGCTCTATTAAAGAAATCAAATAAAAGTGCAGATAATAAAGCAGCTAAGAAGTTAAATCAATCAATTACTCTTGGAATGTGGTATTCTAACGCTGATATTAAAAAGTTTGTTAAAGAAGCTTATGAAATTAGTGATATTACTATTACTCCAAAAGCAACAGAAATTGATAAATATTATGAAGTTAAAAAATGCCAGAAAAGAGTAAATGGTAAACAAACTGAAGGTTATGTAATTATTAATAAAAAGTTTGTATTTAATAAATAAAAATATTATATTTGTGATATGGAAGGAGATATTAAAGAAACAATTAAACAAACAGAAGAGTATATTAAAGAATTGGATAAATGAATACTTGAGTGTAAAGAAGCTACTAAAAGATTTGGTGATATTATAGATAAAGTATTAAAAAATAAAGATTATATGTTTATTTCTAAATTTGATTAATTATGGATGATTATTTATTTAAAAAGCTTGAAGAACTAGAATACAGAATAGTTCAACTAGAAAACCAGAATAGAGGTTTAGTTTGGGAAGAAGTAGAAGAAATGCCAAAACCAGAAATTCCTAATGTAACATATACTGACTAATATGAAATATCAAACCTATAAAGTATGCATAAATGGAGTGTATTATGTATATGTAATACCAGAAAATAGTAGGTTTTTAGTGGACTTACAAACAGGAGATTTAATACCTAAAGAAGATGATAAATTATTTGAAATGATGGAATAAATGAAAATAGGAGGGCATAAACCCTCCTATTTCTGTTTAAGCGTATTTTCAAATGTATCCTTTAGATGTTTGCTTTAATCCACTACATACTCTACTAATGGCTCCTCTATCAGTTCCTACTGCATTAGCCGCTTCAGTACAGCTTTCATATTCCTTAATAAAGTTTCCCTCTAAATCATATTGTAAAACCTTTTTACATCTTTTCTTATTATGAATTTCATTACTAATCTTCCAAGGCAAACTATATAAATGTTTCTTACCTTTATTTGATTCTGATAGTTTCTTTCTTCATTCTGTAGAAAATTTTATTCCATAGTTGCCACCTTCACCTCCTGGCTTCAAGTTTAAACACATTGGATCTACTTCCCATTTATCTCCTATTAATTCATACTCCTTTTTAGATAATTCATCTGAATCATTACAGAATGCAATTATTTCTTTTTTATATGCATTAGGAAATCTTTTATAGTAGTTCTTAATAATTTTACCAGAACCTTTATATGGATCTTTATATGGGTCTTTTCCTTTATAAATACGCTTACCAATGTAATATTTTCCTCTCAATGAGCCAGCAGTTAAATAAATTTTATAACAATAGTAAAACATTATATAATTGTAAATTTCTGTCTTCTCTGCAAACCCTCTTTATTCTTCAGTCCTAAATGAATTCAACTAGCTATTCCATTTCTAGGTTTCTCATAAATAAGTTGATCAAAATCATACTTTTCAATAGCTTCAGTAATCCAAACCTGAAATTCTTTCATTTGGCCGTTACTTGGAATTATATCTGCTGCATATCCTGTTAGATGGGCAGATGTCAAAGATCCTCCTACAGCTTTATTAAGCTCATTACATCTATAACCTGAATTCACACTTATTGCTGGATTCCCCAACCGATTAACATCACAATACTCTGCCCAATCACTTCTTAATGGGTCTAAAAGTTTCTCGACTAACTCTATAAGGTGTTCAGTAATCTCTTTATTTGGAGTATTATCTATCTTCTTAATAGAAGCTGTATCAGATCTTGTTAATTCACTAATAGTAAAATATTTCATTATTTAATAATATCTTTAAGCATAGTATAACGGTAAAATAAATGACATCCTGCACCAAGTGCTATGAGTACTAATGTAATCCAAAATGGAATTACTTTTACCATTAAAAATACTAAGATTATAATTACTATTGCTATTAAATATTTCATCCAATATTTCATAACTTATTTATTTAAAATTATACTTACTTTAATTCCTGCATCTCTTAGTTTTACTCAAGTATCAACTGGCATCTCATTATCACAATAAGATAAGCCTAAAATTCCAATATCTCTATCTTCTGATTTTAAATAGAATATTGCAATCTTATTAACATCATTAGATTTAAATGAATAATACATTCTTCTATCTAATTCCTTTATATCTTCAACATCTCCAAATCATCCTCCTTTTTTAGATGTTTCCAATATAAATAAATAATCAGATAATAGGAAGTCTTTATAGTGACTTGAAACTGGAGCAACTCCAGGTTCTGTTTCTTCACTATTCATAATTCCATAAGTGAATGGTAATCCTCCTAATCCTGAAGTGCCATTATGATACTCAATAACTCAAGCTCTATCTGCATTCGTATCATTTAAAAGGTCTTTAAGGATATATCTAACCTTAAGATCCGCTTCTTGTCGTATTACTTGATTAGTATTATGAACTGTTTCTATATAACTTACAACTTTATCATATATTATTCCTGGATTAGTACTTATAATTATTACATAAGAAATAAATATAAATCCAAATCCACCTTTAATTATTTTCCACAGTCCATATTTATCTACTCATTCTAATACCTTTCCAAACCAGTTTAATTTATTTTCCATTACATATTATCAGAACAAGTACCCAGAGTGTTGTCTACAGCTAAATCAACTCTAACAAATACTCCAGTACAAATATCTTTGAACTTCTGATAAAATGGAGTAAAAATTAAAGGATAAGAAATATCAACTTCTGGATATTGGTTATTAAATCGGTTAATTATATTAGTTAATGCTAATATTCCAGCTGATTGCTCTTCAAGCTGATTATTATCAGTCTCATCCCATCTTGCTATAAAATAGAGATTTAAAGAGTAAGTAATAGTATCCTCATCCATATTAAATGTATTTGGAGTTATATAAAATACATTATATTCAATAGTTGGGATACTATTAAGTTCATATATATCCTTACTTCCTACAAAATTAATATTGGGTTCTTCAAGAGCACAAGCTTTTAAATTGTTTATTAATTCAAAATACGTCATTTTACTTACTCTTTTTATTGTTATCACTTGAAGGGAAATCATAAGCTCTTTGCAGAGGACCTTCACAAGAATTATATCTCCAACCTTTACCTCTAGCTCCACCTAACCAAATAGTGCAAGATGAACTTGAATACATATTTGGATACATATCTTTAAGAGGTTTATAAGAATACAATTCAGGAAAATCATTATAATATGTAATTACCCAATTTTGCAATCTAGTTTTAAAGAAATCTGCTTTATCTCTATAATACTTCTTAATAAGATTAACTTGATTAATATCAGAAGTTAAATCTTTCTCATCATCAGTCCTCATAACCCCAAAATTACTCAGCTTAAATGAGATGGGTATAGTAATCTCACTTAATACTTGATAAAGTAAATAAGGCTGAATATAGTAATCTAGCAATTCTTTATATCTATGATTTTCTGGGTCATCTATTGAAGTAGGATCATAAATAGGAGGTTCTATTGGATGAACTGGTTTATTTGGATCTTTTCAATCAATTACTAATTTCTGAATCTTTTCTAAGAGCTTAGTTCCAATTAATGACTGAAGCTCAATATCTTGTGCAAGTTTAATTGCTGACTGAAGATATTTACCAGAAACATTATTGTCTAAATTGGATTCTGATTTTATATAATCTTCAGATATTAATAGTACATTTCTATATTCCATAATAATATTTATAATTTTTGCAGGGTTTATTTTTTCTACAAGATCTAGATATACTAGAAGAATCTACATTATTCTTCTCTCCAGCTTCCTTAGCTGATTTATACTCACAAATAAAATTACCATCTAAATCATACTTATATACTTTTTTGCACTGACGTTCTGAAATTAGTTGTTTTTCTTTATCTGAGAGTTTCATACCTTTATTTCAAGGAGTTTTGCCTAATCTTGCCTCCCTCATTTTACGCTTGCTTTCATCTGAATGCTGTTTACCATAAAATGAGTTATTTTCTCCTGATCTTATAATTCTAAGACTATCTTTATAATCTTGTGAAAAAGAATATCCACAAGTACCGTCTCCTCCATCAGTTAAATTATACCCATATTTTGGATTTCTAGTATTATACTTATAAATCAGAATCTTTTCTAAAGTCTTAGCACAAGCTTCTGGAAGATTATCTCTAATTATAATATGCTCAAAATTATCTCAACCATATTTTTTAATTGCTCTGCTAAAATAAAGATTATTCTTGTAACCTTGACCTTTAGTTCCCCATCTATTATTTAAAGTAAGTGATGTTATTCCAAAATATAATTTATTATCAGCTATATTCTTATGGCAGTACACTGTATAATTATTCAACATTTTCTGCATTGTCTGACATTCCTTTTGGAGTTAAACTAAATGGTTCAATAGTAATACTATTCTTAATGCCGAAGATTTTATCAAATGAGTCACAAATTTCTGATTGTATTGGGCGTACAAAAGTACGATTATATAGCTTAAATGCTTCATTAAACTCATTTTCATTAAATCCTGAGCTATAGTTTAAACCGAACAACGAAGGATTAGCTCTGAAGGCACAGAATATTTGATCTCTGGTTCTCTCAGATAATGATTGATATTTCTCATCAAAATCATCAGAATCTAATCTTTCAATAGTAGTCTTATTTGCCTCATCTGCATTATATGAAATCAATATTCTGCCAGCATTCTGATAACCAGAGAACTTCTCATTAATATTCCTCTCAATCTCCTCTCTAATTTCATCTGTAGGTTCCCCATTATTAAAGTTAATAATAAGATTACCCATAAATCCATTATTGATGTTATTTAAATGGAATTCATTAATATTTTTCTCAGTTTCACAAGATAAAATAGCAGCTCCATAAACAGGAATAGGATATACTCCTCTTGTTATATAACCTTTATTATAAAATATACTAGCTGGATTTTCATCCCCAGCTCCAAATTTTGGATATTTTATAGCTTTTACAGACCAAGCTGTCCAATCAGTTGCATAATATAATATATCATTCTTTTCGCTTGACCTTACATTCATAAAATCAATATGATATATCTCTGCAACTCTTCCGAGCATATCTCTAATTACTTGGATAGCATAACCTCCAAATATCATCTTATCAATAGTGATTTTTCTCATTATATCAACTATTGTTTCACCTTTCTTGTTTACAACTACTTCAAATCCTGGAGCATTACATTTAACATCGTTACCAACAATAAAGTCAGCAGAACCATTAATAATGGATTGGAGAGTGGCAACATTTAAATATAAATCCCATAGATATAATGGATATTTGTTATCTTCTCCCCACATTACATAATCTTTTCCCCTCACTTTAGTTTCTGTAGGTAATACGATATTACTTGCAATAAATGGATCAATAGCACTTAACTGAACTTTTGTTTTATTTTCGCTCATAACTTACGTATGTATTAGGTTTGTCGTATTGATAATTATTATTCTCATAATCTCCAATTCTTATTAATCCTGTTCCCAATATAGGTATTGGTTTACCAGCAACTAATATCTGAGTACCATTAGTAAGAGTATTATTATATGTAACCAGAATAACTGGATTGCCATATAACTCTGATCTAAATGGATTGTTTACATCAACTATAACTTGAAATTTATTTGGATTAGTAAATAAAATATATTGATATTCACCGTCTCTCATTCCTTCTTGAAGTGTAATATCAAACTTATAGTAGATATTCTCAGAATAATTCTGATTTTCAAGATTAAATGTATAAACTTCTTTAGTAGTTGTATTTTGCATTAATAAAGTATAATTCATATTTTACAGCAATTTACATTAGTTTTACATATCTTTTTCTTAAAATATAAACCAATTTACTAATGTATTAAAATAATTAAAGGAGACCTAAGCCTCCTTTAATGTCAAGTTTTTTACTCACTCAAAGTACTAAGAAAAAATAAAAACTGACAAAAATTATGCTGATGCTAAAGTTCAGTTTTTAGATGCAGCTAATGATTTCTGTTCCTCAGTAAGTGCATTATAAACATCTGCTGCAAATTGAATGGTTTGAGATACTTCTCCAGTTAAATCAGCAGCTTTATTTAGAATATTATCAATAGCCAAAGAATTAAGACTTGGCAGTTTACTTAAATCTAAATACGTTTTTAACCCTACTATTCCTCCCATATCAGTTATATAAGTATTATCGGAAGATCAGCTATAAAATGGCCAATTAGAAAAGTTTTGTCCTGCTGCACTTATATTTGTAACATCTCATTCAGGAAGTTCAGTTATATTATCAGGCAATTGTTCGTAGAATCCTCCTATTTCCATATTAATTACATTACCCGTAATATTAAATTTCATAGTTGGTAATATTGTCACTCTATCTTTTTGAACTCCA